TACGTCACTACCATCCGCGTTCTTTCGTGGGTACCAAGGTCTTGGAATCTCCCCGGCATTTTGGAATCCTCTCACACCAGATCTCCTGAAGGTGTCCACCAGACCCCCGTCCTTGGCTCCCATGACAGGGGGCTGTACCTGCCCACCTTGTGGATTAAATCCAGCAGGGGGCATCTGAGAGCCTGTGGGTGGACCTTGGCTTGCGAGTCCCATCCCTGGAGAGGAGGGTGCGCCTATCATGCCTGCCCCTGGGGGGCTTCCCATGTTAGGCATAGCAGTGTCTGCTCCCTGCATACCGGGTCTAGCTTGAGGCATCTGAGGAAGACTATTACTACCCACTGGCAAGTTGTTCATAGCAAGCAAGTCTTCTATAGCAGTGGTCGTTGGGTTCTTAGCTGCATTTTCTTTCTGCCTTCGTTCCTGATCCTTTCTATCAGCAAGCACGCTAACGGCTGCAAGATCTCCATTGGATGCAATTGGCCCAAGCTTTTCACTTGGGTAGCCTCTGTACATATCCAGTCTTTGGAGTATGTCTGGTGACTCATGACTGTCAGGTCCGGTCAATCCAGATATGCCTGCGTTATTGTATATCATCTAATTTCCCTTCAAACATTCTATTAAGGTCCAAAAATTCCACTAAATAATCCACCACCACCCTTACCACCAAAAGCTTGGTCTAGTCCTGCAATACCAACTCCAGTAGCAAAAAGTTGCTGTGCAGCCCCTGGTGCTGCTGATGCATTAGTTTGGTATGAGTTATTATTCATAGGCATACCACTGAGCATACCCATTTGATTAGCCATCTTATCCTGTAGGTAGTTTTGTTCATTTACCCAGTCAGAATACATTAGATCCTTCTGCTGTTGGTCTGCTCCCATAGCTTTATACCCAACAGACTCCATGCCAGCAATCTCTCTTAGCCTTTGGTCGTAGTCCATTTGTCCGAACCCTCTACTGGCTCCAGCAAGTCCAGAAGCTATGCCAGACTGGGCTTGTCTCATTGCGTTCCTGTTATTTACAGCACCAATAGACACATCTCTATCTCTATTGAATTGCTGTTGTGCATTCATGTACCCCTGTGATCCGAAGTCACCAACTATATTGCCAAGCTCGCCTGCTAGGGAACTTTGACCTATAGCATCCATAATGTTATCTCTATATCCACCTCTACCACCAGAGGCAGCAGACTGAGCTGCTCTTCTATCTCTCTGCTGTTCATAGCTTGTAGTGGCTGCCCTTGTTGCATTATCTGTTACAAGCTGTTGATAGGGATTCATATATTTCTGTGCATTTGAAATCCCATTCTCATCTAAGTCGTAGAAATTACCACCAGCAGATTGAGCTTCCATGTCAGCGTTAGTAGCAGCAGCAAAATTCATTTGGTCATTGCTAAACTGTTCGTACATCCTATTTGGATTATCGAATAATTCTTTTCTAGCTTGATCAGCAGCTACTAACTCTGGTGACATTTGTGCTATACGCTGATTTGGATTTCCATCCATGTATGTGGGAATGCCTATATCTTCATAGCCTGCCTCCCCTGGCTGGAGATAGTGACCACCAGACTCAGAATCGTCAGGAACGAATCCTACAGTGTCATTTAGGTTTTGCATGGATAGACCCATTACTTGGTCATAGTAGTCCCTTGCGTAGTCTGGAAGCTCATTGATTACAGTCTGAGTAGAGTCCGGGTTTCCTCCTCCTCCTTTTTTACCCATTCCTTCCAATCTCCTTTCCGAGCATCTTGTCTAGTTTAAGTGTTCCTAGACCATGATCTCCACCACCTATCTGTGATACTGCATTGTGTGGGAGGATATATTCACCAGCGGATAGCTTTACAGGTTCAGGACCACCCCCTCCGGGTAGCTGACTGAGATCAACTTGACCACCCATTGCATATCCAGTCTGTGGACCCGGCATTATCATAGCATCAACACTATCACTAGTGCCAGTACCTGGGCCTTCGACCAATCCTGAATCAGGCCCCATGGGAACGTCCATACCTTGACCACCTCCAAGGATAGCTTGACTTGCTCTTTGAAATTCCTCTTCACCAAAGACAGCTATGAACTGGTCGATTACCCGAGCAGCCTCTGCCTGAGGAAGCTCTCCTATTAAGGCAGCTTCAAGAGCAAGCATAACATCTTCCATGTCTGCTTGATTAAATTGCGTACTTCCATCATCAAACTCTGTTTGGTTTCTATTGAAGTCGAACCTATCAGTTCCACCAGTTTCGTTGTTAGTTATCATTATTTGTACCTCCTAATATTTCTATTGCCATACTATGCTATGGACGAGATCCACCTCGTTCATCATACCATGATGGATTAGCTGGCCTCATTGCCCAAATTTCTTCGCCAAGCCCTTGCCTGTCAACTATCGTCATACCATAACGGTCAACATCATCAGCCCAGGTTCCATCCCTTTTCTTGAACCCCCAGTCTCCTTGTACCGTTATGTGCCTTTGAGCGTTGGACCCTTGCTCTCCATGACGAGCTTTAGGATCTCCTACTAAAATCCTACGATTCGCCTCAGGATTCCATCTCCATAGACCTCCAGACAATGAGGCTGGGACGGTCCCTCCTACCCCTGGCTGGTACAAGTCAGGGTCACCAGAGGGCCTCCATGGCTGGGTACTAGACGAAACATCATTGTAAGGTTGGCTAAATGAAGGGCTTTGTGATCCCAGTAGTACACCGGGTATACCTCTATCTACATTAGCCACACCACTGTCATAAAACTCTTGCGAGGGAGCATCTCTTTGTGGACTTACAAGTGGTGAGTCAGTGTAGAATGGTCCATGTTCAGGAAGTAGATCCCAGTTGTAACCTTCTACATCATCATATCCCTCCATAGGAACTGAGCTACCGGGTCTGACTATAATTGGATTTCCGAAATCATCATAACCAGTAACTATCTCAGTACCGTATCCCCCTGGACCCCAAGTCAAGTACTGATTATAGTTATAGGGAGTAGACTCTCCTATTCCACGCAATGTCTCATAGTCAGTTGCCAATGGTACATACTGAGACTGATCGTATGTGGTTGGAGATAATGATCCTATTCCGAAACTAGAATGCACAGGTGCATAGCTGTAAGGGTTTAGTTGATTATTAACTTGGAACTGACTTGATATACCCCCAGGTACATCAAAGTATACATTGCCTGGATCTGACGAGTTATTACCTGATTCCATTTATATTCCCTTCATCCTATTCCACTACCATAATATCTTGCTTTTCTGTTAGCACCCGGGCCTGCTGCTAATTTTCTATAATAAGCAGCCTGTGGGTTCTCACGCCTAGACCGTCTATCATAGGGTTGATCGAATCCTGCCCAGCTATTAACGTAAGGCTCTCTTTCTTCTTCTTCAAAGTCATCGCCTGCTAAGGAGTCTATTAGTGAACCTGCTCCAAATAGAGCCATCATTTTCTCAGTACCAGACATCCCAGAGAGGACATCTCCAATGCTTTTTGATCCTTTACCAGTTTGCATGAACTTTTCCATATTTATAGCGTTAGAAGGCTTTCCGAGATTTTGTGTAAATATGGACTCGTATGGGGCCGGTGTGGTGCCTGTTGGAAAAGGTCTACCGCTAACAGGATTAATAGCACCCGGCTCATAAAAGGGTGATGGATTCCCAGCAGGATTGCCACCTAATGTAATAGAGTTAGGCATTGGTCCATGGACACCTGGGGGTATGTTGTTGGCTATTAAAGGATCAAAACCCTGTGGTAATGGACCAGTCCCAGGCGCAGGAAAATTTGGGGCTATCAATGGGTTTGGTCCAAGCTCAGACAACCCAGTCGTCATAGGCGAAGAGATAGGAGCCGAAGCATTAAAAGCGGGAGCTGGATTCCATGGGCCAGTAGTGGGTGGGAAAGCAGGGTTAGCTCCCATATTAGCAGGGTTCAATGGAGAGCCTGCCCAAGTTGGTGTAACGGTTGGAGTTACAGGTGGTACAACAGGTGGAGTAGTAAGCGCAGCAGGGTTAATCACACCTGTTCCACTGGCTTGGGCGTTTTGTAAGGCAGTAAACATCTCAGGTGTCATTTGACTCCCTGTTTGCGCTAACATACTACCAGTATTCATAGATGCACCTGGGAGACTAGCCAATTGACCCGTTGTCAACGCTCCGGGTGCAATAGTTCCAGCACCACCTACAGCTACATTAGACATTCCTGCGGTTGCTGGACCCCATGTTAAACCAGATGTACCTGCCAATGAAGCACCTGACGGTATGGCAGTCGTAGACATAAGGGTAGGTGCAGCAGCAGTAGCAGTAAGAGCTTCAGCAGCAGCAGGTGCTACGGTGGCACCGACTGTATTTGCTCCTGCCCCTGCGCCGAAGAGACCGGCTATCCCAGACCCAGCACTGGATAAAGCACCACCAATAGTACTAAGTCCGCTCATAGCCAGACCACCAACGGCACTAAGACCAGTACCTATGGCTCCAATTCCAGTCATTATAGCAGGCCCTATAGCTGATAGGGCACCAGTTATCATAGGTACAAGCCCAGCCAGTAATGGCAAGAATGCCTCTGGTTGACCTGTCTCTGGATTAATAGTTATCCCACCGGGGGCAAACTGTGCAAGAAGCTCAACCTCTGCTGGGTTGACATGCATAATCATAGTGTCACCGAAGCGACCCTTCTTGGCTAGTTCCTCGGCTTCTTTCCTGTGAGGGAATTCATTCCTGAACTTAGAGGACTTGCTCTTGTTCTTAGGTGTGTACTTTTCCCATTCTATCATATCAATCTATACCTTTCATTGAGTTACTTCTGCTCCATAAGCTTGAACTGTTATATTTCCTACACCACATTCTACCCATAATGATGCACCATGTAATAAATCTACTCCCTGTGGTATAGCTGGTAATGTTATACCTGGGCTCACAATCATAGTACCCGAATTTCCTATTTCTGTAGCTTTGAATATCCAGTCCTTGGCAACTGCTGGAGTGGAGTCAACATCTAGTACAGCTATACTGAAGTTACTAGGAGTAATTAATTGATTAGATATTAATATAGAACTCACTATGGTATACAAAACCGTAGCGTCAGTCCTTGGACCTACGTCTGTATTCTCAAAGACTGTAGGCAACGGTACTGTGTACAATGATCCAGAGCTGGTTGCTACTAAATTCAGCTTACCTAGTATTTTGTATCTATCCATTAGGTATTCCTACGTTTAAAAGCTCTTGTTTCAACAATGACTAGGTCTTCTAAAATCGAATCAAGTTTATCGTCAACCGTTATCTCTTCAATCTGGTCAAGCATTTTCTGTATGAGTTCCACCTTATCAACCTGCTCTTGGGTGAAAATTCCATACATTGAACTAAAACCAGAAATCATTAGTTGGACACCTTCAACCTTTATAATATCGTCCAGATCGGTTACTTTATACATTAGATACCATCCACGGGTGATATTGTCATTTGAATTCCTGTCGCATCTGCATTTGTTCTTATCTGTTGAATTTGAGTATTAGCACCAGAACCGGCTATATATAATCCTAATTGAAACGAAATCGTGTCCGTGTTACTTGCTATGCTTACTATGGAAGAACCAGATAGTTGATGCTCGTATATGAAGTAACCATAAATAGCCCTCACTGAGTATGCGTCTGTAATCTTCTCCGATCCTGGGATATAAACATTACCGGCTACTCCAGGGTTACCAGTAGTGTCCTTAACTAGTCTCCCTAGCTTCTGAAGGAAGGGAAGGCCAGTATTAATACTGTACATAGTGTATCCCCAGTTGACTAAGAACTTTCGTGATCCACCAGAAGGGATATCGCCAGAGTAAGAGAACTTACCATTTTTATTTCCTGTCGCTGAGTCAGTCCCCTCCGACCAATTTGATGACTCAATAGTTGTCCAATCAATAGTGAGTTCATTTCCGGTGATAGGCCCCGAAAACGGTGGGTTGAGTCCAACTGCAACATAGTCCTTTAACCCAGGAGAAAAGAATACGACATTGGTCCCTGGAAGGGGACAAAGCTTGTGACCAAACCAGTAAGCTTGATCAAGTCCTACAACCGGTGTTTCAACAGCTTCAGGATATGTTTGTACTCCTACACTTGGTCTGACATGTGATAATCTTGAATTGGAACTTAATGACTCTTCCCCTACACCTGCTGCTACAGAGGAAAGTTTACTATCTAGTCTATCAACAATCTGCTGAAGCATGAATCTAAATTCATCTTCATTTGCCTTGTCATATTCTTCCGAGGCAGAAGATAGATTCTCAACTCCAGTAATACTCACTATGATCTCTTCCCATCAGGCTTTATATCAACAGAAACGTCACCAACTCTCCATCCATAGTTCTGGCTAGAAGATGTTAGCTTTATGGAGAATGTAGTACCACGACCCCTTATGTCATACTTACCATCCCTGGGTACAGGATTACCAGTACCAATTGTACTTGTGTACTCAGTTGGCTCAAATACCTTAGCATTACTCATTGACGTAGGAGCAAAGGAGTCTGGGTACTTCTTTGACGAAAACACCATGTCTATCCCATCTCCCTCTATGTTAGGAGCAGAGCCTGTCCAGTATATATCTGGCAAGAATCTCCTCATGAAGAATACAGTTCCACTATCGTCCAGCCCAACATCTCCACTCTCTATGAATGCCTCTAGTGGTTCTGGACTTACTCCTTGGTAAACCATTCCATAACCAGTATCATGAGCCACTATGCCTGTCGTTAGATTTTGTGGCTGTGATTGCAAGTCGAATGTCTTTATGTAGGTTGAAACTGGAGTCTCCTCAAGGTTAGCATCAATCCATGATGTTCTATTGTATCCAGTGACAGCTCCACCTTGAACCCCTGATACCTCTACAGGAATCATATCAAAACTTCCAGTATACCAAACCTTGTCTAGGTAGTTATATGTAACATACAGATCTACTTCAAAAGAATTAGCAGACGGATAACACCAGCTTATCTCAGAGAATCTTTCATTCTGGAATGCATATATCTTATCCTTCTGCGATGTGTTTATATTGTCAAAGACAAAGTTAGAAACAGTACATGGGATCATTGATAGCTGTCCCTTGTAACTGTAAAATGAGTCTATCCCCATAAAGAATACTTCACCACCAACTACTACTGATGCATGTCTTGCTATAAGATTTACGTTACTTGATATCAATGTAAGCGTGAACACGGAAGGAGGACCAACGTATCTCAGACTATACATAGAAACGTCTGTCCATATAAGAACTTCTCTATTAGTTTCTACCATACCATTAATAGTTGATCCGCTATTGAGTACCAGCCCTCCAGAGGTATTGGTTGACCTTAGGCCCCAATCGAATATGTTAAGATCATTCAAGTCATTATCAGACCACCTTACAAGTATGGGGCTAACCTCAGTCTGGTTGCCACCAGAGAAATGTTGTGTGGAGAAAGATATTAAATGCCCACTAAGTGTGGTTAGCAATATGTCACCATTTACGGTAGGTATTTTCACTGGTGTTACACCGTTGAACTCACCCTGTTCTCCAAGTGTCCTTACTCTCCTAGTATTAACATCCTCGGTATCAGGAATAGTGTCTGCCGATCCAGTTATATTCTTTAGTGATAGATAGTATATCTCTCCATTTGTTGGACTCATTACTATATCATCACCATTAGCACAGAAGCTCCAGAACCTTAGACTAGTTTCAGCAGTTGCTGGTATAAGTCCAGCTCCTCCCCATAGCCCATCGCCCCAGCCACCAATACCCCAGGATGATGTAGCCACTACTGATATTTCTCTGTCTAACCCAGGGTTTATGTTATACCATATCTTAGCAGTATTATCATTAGGCTGGAGGTTCAATTTCCTTTCATACATCTGCATAACCAATGGTATTGGCACAGTGGGGTTCCATGTTTTATCATTAGTTCCAAACATACCCCTCACACAAGGGATTGTAGAATCGCCATACAATGTTACATTTGCGGTAGTAGACACATCCGTTCCTAGTTGTATTAGCTCAGTACCAAAACCTACACTAATTAGTACAACATCTCCCTCCCTTGGCTTGAAACTGGGGTTAGTCAATATTGTTATGTTGGTTGTTTGAGCTTGATTGATTTTGTTAGCACCATCAGTAGTACTAGTTTTGAAACTGAGCATATCACCGATCTCTGCATCTATTTTAAAATAGTCGAAGTTATCCTTCTTGAATAGATGCCATCCATCATCGTTACTGGGTTTCAATGCCTGGGTTGATCCCTTGTATCCAGAATTAAAATCCACGGGCAATACATCAAGCCCTGGCTCAGTGAACAATAAATCCTTTATCATACAGAAACCATTATTGTAATTAACTACGTCATTAGCTTTGCACTCAGTTCTAACTCTTGCAAAATTACCTGGGATAGTTGCGATTGTTTTCCTAACCCATATTTCAGTCTTATTTGTAGCATTATACTCGAATGCAGGGAAGCTGTAGTCGTTGGTCTCAGGGAGAACTGGGGATACTATTTTAAGATTATCAGACTTAAGTGGAGTTACATCATATACAGTATTTACATGTATAAGATATACTTTCCATGTAGTTCCTACTAATGTGTAATAGCTCCCATTACCTGACACCCATTGGAATACAGACCTTGCTATACCGTTTAGATCTCTAGGCAAATCGTCAAAGTCTTGGTAAAGCTTCTCTTCCCATCCACCTACAGACTGAGGCTTACCAAGCTTAAACCTTACATTGTTGCCATTAAACCATGTATTCATAGCTTCATACTGGGATCCATCCCTACTCATCCCTGGTTCTATTTGTGGTTTAATATACATTCAGTTATTATTCTCCAAACTTTGTGACATCATTTATTTATTACCACCAACATCTTGTTACTGCTTCCCACGCTGCCCTAGTGCCTACCGTATTAATTTCCAAATAACCAAGAGTACCTCCAGTTACAACTCTAATGAACGATCCCCTGTACCCAGCAACCCATCTTATGTTCGTGTCATCAACATAAACATTAGTCCCCGCAATCCCCGTCGCCCCACCACTCAGCCTAAATGTTCCAAAGTTATGTACCTCATCACCTGCGACAATACCTACGCTGGCGATGCTGCTAGTAAATCTTGCGAAGTGATGCACTAATATAGGTTTAATGTTCCTACCATGAGGTCTGGTAAACTGGAGATTATAAGGATCTGGACTAAAGGTACTCGCCGGGACTACTATCTCGACGTAGTTGCCAATGGACGTAAGGCTTGTATTTGGATCTGGTACAACTCTTTCTTGAGAGGCACCACCGATAAGTGTGTTCGTTGTAGGACCACCAACCACTGTAGTAAAGGTGCAACCAGACCCTCCTCCCGGTACTGGATCAGTAAAGTTGTCGGGAGCAACGTCAGGGGCTGGACCAACATCTGTGTATCCCTGGCCTTGATAGTTGATCCTCATTGCTGTAACAATACCATACTCTACATCATAAAGAACATTACAAGCAGCAGTGTGCGTAACAGGGATGGCGGAACCCGTGAGAGAGAAGGCTTGATTAAACCCATTAAGGTATCCTGATCCTCCTCCGGTCAAGGCTATACTCCCTATACCACTCAACCCTGGGTTAGTCTGTATGTATGCTTTCCTGTCTGTATTGTCTAGTGTAATCCTTATTCCACCAGTGGCAGACCAATCAGAAGCAGACTCCATAGCGATAGTTTCATCTGTGAAGTCTGTTATTATTCTCCCTACCTGTGTCGTATTTACCCCAGCCCCTTTAGCTTCAAGGCCACCTCCCTTGAAAAGAAGTATCTGTTCGTCGTCTCCTTTGTTTATAGTTATATCACTAGAAACTAAGGAAGTAATCCTAGACTTATCTGTTCCTAGTACATTCTTAGGAGTAGTATCGTTATCCACCGAGAACTCTATTGGACCATCTATTAGGCCAGTTATATTTATAATATCATTAGCATTCCCACCTAACACGGTACTCGATGACGATTCAAGCGTTGTGAATTTTCCAGGCTGAGGATCAACTAAACCAATACTTGACTCTTCT